GGTGTGGTGCGCCGCAGCCCAATGCTTGTCGCAGTTGGTGATAGATTCTACCCATCGCTTGTGCTGGAGACATTGCGTGTCATATCAGGCGAGACTAGCTTTCAAGTAAGATCAAATGAGCTAGGTGTTGAGATTGTACGCATACCCGGACAGCCTCTAATGTACACAGATCAGAATAGTCGTCTGTGGCCTGTGCGCTCATTCAATTATCAGTCTCACAAGATTACCGATCTACCAGACGATCTTGATGGCATGATCGTGATACTATCACTCACGGCTGAAGGCTTTAGCAACCCTATCGCAACAAGTCATGGTGAGATGCTACCGAATACAGTTATCGCAACAGAATTATCATCTGTGCTAAATCAGATGTTCGTTGTGAGAGAAACTGAGGCTGATGTTTACGAATTAGCATTCACATTGCTATTCGGTATTGTGATGGTGTTTCTTGCTCTCAAAGCGAGACTTTCTATCGGCGGTGTGCTAGCTATGGTCCCGATTGTAGGTATCGGGTATGCATCAATGTATATGCGCGCAGAATACATGCTGCTATATGATGCAGTCTTCCCGATTGCTGCATTGCTGCTTGTGTTTGGATCGGCTGCATTCTCGCGCGCTCTTGAAGAGTTCCGCTTGAAGCAACAGATCAAGAAACAATTCGGCACGTATCTTTCACCCGCAATGGTTGAGAAGCTACAGAAGAATCCTGATCTATTGAAGCTTGGTGGCGAGGAGCGCGAATTGTCGATCATGTTTACCGACGTGCGTGGCTTCACAGCTATCTCCGAACACTACGGTAAAGATGTGCAAGGCCTGACCAAGATCATGAATCGCTACATGACTGCAATGACAGCATCAATACTTCGCAATGAAGGTACACTTGACAAGTACATCGGCGATGCACAGATGGCATTCTGGAATGCGCCACTTGATGACAAAAATCATGCGAAGAACGCAGTTAAGACTATGCTAGAGATGTTAGACAACCTAAAGGAGTTCAATGATGAAATCTCGAAAGAGGGCGTCCCGGCTTTTGGTATGGGGCTTGGTATCAATACTGGCACTGTCGTCGTTGGGAACATGGGTAGCGATCAACGCTTCGACTATACGTGCTTGGGTGATTCTGTCAACCTTGCCTCCAGACTTGAAGGACAATCTAAACCGTATGGAGTCAGCAACGTCATCGGCCCAATCACTTATCAACACATTAGAGACCAATACCTCTGCCTTGCCCTCGATACCATCGCGGTAAAGGGTAAGAAAGAAGGAGTTGACATCTATACGGTAATCGGTAAGCATGATGCTGCTTATCTAAAGGTCGATCAAGACTCGCACACAAACATGATGTTGGCCTATAGAAAGCGCAGATTTGATGATGCGATCTTTTATGCAAAGCGCCTGAAGGGTTGCTTTGGTGGTAAGATGGATGGTTATTATGAAATGTGGATTGAGCGATGCCAGGAACTAAAGGCTGCAAAACTACCTGATGGTTGGGACGGCGTGTATCGGGCGACTAGCAAATAGCTAGCCTTCGCCCGATGCTGCCGCCTTGCTATCCTCGTCATGTGTTTGATTAATCTTTATTTCAGCAGCCACACGCTCACGTTCAATCGTCTTACCACGTAGATGCAGTACGACATTGACCTTTTGCGTTAGACGTATGAGGTCATTGTCAAGCATTCGTATGCGGTCGATTAGCCCGATAAGAATCGTATTTGTTTCAGATAGCACGGGCTTGATTTCTGTTGTGGCCCAGATCCACACATAATAGACGAAATATCCCATGCCGCCAGCAGCGACAATCGGAAAGCCATACTTGGCAATTAGCTCAGCAAATTGTTCCATTAGTCTCGTCTCGCATCATTCTTGCCATCGGCACGCGCGATGCGTTCAACGTCTGGCTTTAATCCTAGTGCGTTTGACACAATCATGTCAATGCGTACCACGTCATGGTTCATGGTGCGGACTCGATTGTCTAGTGCGGTGATAATGCCAGCCATACCTTTGACTGAGCCAGTCACACCAGCCAGAATGAATTTAAGCGTCAGAAAGACGAAATAGCCAGCGGCACCCGCGGCTGCGATTGGAAAGCCTACATCGGCAACCAACTTAAAGAACATATCCATGGCATCAACCCTACCATATTTCCAGATATTTAGCCATTGACATTTTCAATCATTTGGTGTATAATCATACTTGTCAAATTGAGGTATACATATATGGCCCTCCTACCCAGCTACTTCACAACCACTCGCACATCTAAGCGCAAGCCTAAGACTAAGACAAAGGCTCAGCTTGCTGCTGCGGCAGAAACTGCGAAGCTACTGGCTAAGGTTGGCTTTCGGGGTGTGGCCAAGCCCGGTAAGGCGCCTGCTTTGGGTGCAGGAGATCGGAGGTTCGAATCCTCTCGCCCCGACCATTCTCTCCCTACATCTGATGTGATCCCTGGTGGCGCATTTGCAAAGCGTGACATTCTGAATGACTGGCGGTGGCAAGAAGGTGCTGCCGAGTCCGAAGATGTTGTGCGTGCTATGCGCGAGAAGGCGTCACGTGTTCAGCCCTTATATAACAAGGGTGGTCTGCAGGTTGCATTGCCTAGCGATGACCCTGCCACTCTCGGTTCGCGCTCTCGGAGGCTCTAATGTTCTTTTTCCAAAACCCGCGACTGGCCTGTATGTGGGCTCTGTCATGCGTTGGAGCTATCTCCATTCTTGAGAAGCTACCATTTGAGATTAGTACTTTTACAGAAATTGTTTTTGGCTTTGTTGTTGGTTGGGCTATCCTGACCACGTACACTGCGGCCGTTCAAGATATTTCCCTAAATTCGATTGACAAAACCCTTGCATGGCTTGATGATAAGGGTTATATTGATCGTGAGACCATTCTTAATAAGCATGGGGTTGAAACCGACGATGAGTGAGAACATGTACACCAAGGAATATCTGCGGGAGCGCCTTCAGTCAGGCATCTTGCGTGTCACATTTGACAAGGTATGGGGCGAGCGGCGTATTATGACATGCACGCTTCAGGAGCAGTATTTGCCGCCACCGATGCCGGAACAGAAGATGCGCCGCCCAGAACCTAAGGATAGCCTGGCAGTTTGGGATTTGACTGCTAATGGGTGGCGTAGCTTCCGTCTAGATAAGATCATCGCAATTGAGGAGGGCGTGACGTATCCATGACTGTATTGAATGTATCTGGGCTTAAGAACTCTGCTACGAGCCTTGGGCCTGGAGCAGATGGCACCTATGCACATATTGGTGCGCGTGGTGGTACCGAGATGATGATGGACGGGCTTCGGCGCTATGTGACACCTGAGCTTCTTGGTGAATACAATATCATCTGTTCGCGCGTGCGTGAGCTGCATCCGACCAAGAAGAATATTCTGTGGTTGCATGATACGTGGGATGACCCCGAGTCTGAGCATCTTGCAGACGAGAAGGCGCGCAAGCGTTTTGCAAAGCTGGTGTTCGTATCAAACTATCAGCAAGTAACCTACAATGTTGGGCTTGGTGTACCTCATTCTGAGGGTGTGGTGCTACAGAATGCTATCGATCCGATTCCGCAGCATGAGAAGTCCAAGGAAGGCCCGCTGCGTCTGATCTATCACACGACTCCGCATCGTGGGCTTGAGCTTCTGGTGCCTGTATGTGAGCATCTGGCTGAGGCTGGGTTTGACTTCCATCTGGATGTCTATAGCTCATTTAGCATCTATGGTTGGTCGCAACGTGACGAGCCGTATCAGCCGATCTTTGATCGCATTCGCCAGCATCCGAAGATGACGTATCATGGATATCAGCCGAATGATGTGGTGCGTGATGCGCTGCAACGAGCGCACATCTATGCATATCCGAACATCTGGCCCGAGACAAGCGCGATTAGTGTCATCGAGGCCATGAGTGCTGGATGTACCATCGTGTGCCCGAATCATGCTGCGCTGCCTGAGACGACTGCTGGCTTTGCTGCCATGTATCCATTCACCGAAGATGTGAATGCACATGCCAATCGTCATGCATCCGTTCTGGCTGAGGTTCTTAATGGGTACTGGAGCGAGGGTAATCAGGCCAAGCTGAAATTCCAGAAGCTTTATACGGACAACTTCTATTCATGGCAGCTGCGCGCTCGCCAGTGGGAATCTTTTCTGGCCAATCTGGATCAAGCATGAGAAAGCTTAAGCTGCCGCTCTCCGAGACAAAGTATCTCGGAGATGAGCCTATCTGGGCTGCTGACCAGACAAGCGAAACAAGTCTGGTGTATGCATATAACTGGTATCGCGCGGCCCTAGAGCCTAAGGTCGCGCGACTGGTGCTTGCTGATTATATGCAATATGCAAAGCAATATACGCAAGATGATATTGAGTTGCTGGATTATGTCGAGGACTGGAGATTTGAAGCCACAAATCTTCCGGCTCTCGGTCGCATGATCATGCGTGGCCTAAAGCCAACTGAGCGTCAGCAAGAGCGACTGGATACCGAGATTCCTTTGCTACTGCTGCGTGGTCGGGAGCGTCGTGACGCTGTGCGCGAATCCGCACGACGACTTAAGGTTAAGGTCGCACCAGTAGCACCTAAGGATGCTGTTGGTGATGCTATGTCAATGATTGAAAGTGCGCTTGATACTGGTACTGCTGTTGATGCTGCTGGTATTCTAAAGATGCATCAGCCACGCCCTGCTGACCTTAAGAATGACACGGATCGCATGATGCGACTTGTTGAAGAGGTGCAACACGCTCTCGATCGTACAGACGAACAGTGTGTAGAGGCTTATCGCAGCTACTCCAAGAAGCAGCTACGTGATATGCTTGCGCGATATGCTGGCGTGCTGCAAGCTATCAATCTTTACTGCTCGGCTAATATCAAGCCACCAAAGGTTCGTAAGACGCGACCCAAGACACCAGAGAAGCTTGTGGCCAAGCTACGCTATATGCAGCGATATGATGAGCTTGGGCTTGTCAGTATCGACCCGAAGGATATCATCGGTGCGACTGAGGTGCTGCTTTATCATCCAGCACGTCGCTATGTGTATCGGTATGTTGCGCCTCTTGGGTCAAAGCTATCTGTGCGACGTAGTGTAATTGATGGCTATGATCCAAAGCTGTCATTCAGGAAGAAGCTACGCTCGCCAGAAGATGCGCTAAAGCGTCTCATGTCTGGTGGCATCAAGTCTGTGGCTAAGACATTTGAAGCCATCAAAACTAAGCCAGCAGAAGTCAATGGCGTGGTAAACTCGCAGATATTAATTCTGCGTGCCGGCAAGTAGCCATTGACATCATGCCATCAATCTGGTACTATACATAGGATATGGAGAAGGATTGATAAACATGATTCTGGTTGACCTCAACCAGGTGATGATCAGTAACCTGATGGTGCACCTGGTACACAATAAGCAAGTGGTGGATGAAAACCTCATCCGCCACATGGTTCTCAATAGCCTGCGTAGCTATCGACAGAAGTTCTCGCATCAGTTTGGTGATCTGGTTATCTGTTGCGATGACAAGCGGTATTGGCGCCGCGAAGTGTTCCCGCACTACAAGGCCAATCGCAAGAAGGACCGCGATGCATCTAACATTGACTGGCCGACGCTATTCGAGGCGATGGCTAAGATCAAGGACGAACTGCGCGAGCATATGCCTTACAAGGTTATTCAGGTAAATCGCGCAGAGGCCGACGATGTTATCGCTGCTCTTTGTCATTATCACGGGCGCTTCATCAATAGCGATGTCAACGAAAAGATTCTGATTCTCTCTGGCGACAAAGACTTCGCACAGCTCCAGAAGTATGCGAATGTGCATCAGTATGCGCCAGTGCAGAAGAAGATGATTCCGATTGACAACCCTGAGCGATTCCGGCGTGAGCATATCATGTCGGGTGACCGTAGCGATGGTGTGCCGAACTTCCTGACGGAAGATGATGCGCTTGTCTCTGGTCGTCGTCAGCGCCCGCTGCCGCGCGCCAAGATCGATGAGTGGTGCAAGATGGAGCCAGATCAGTTTTGCGATGATGCAATGATGCGTGGTTATCGCCGCAATCAGATGCTTGTCGACCTTGACATGGTGCCTGAAGAAATTCAGAAGGATGTCATCAATACGTTTGAGACTGCAACACCTGCGTCCAGAACTGCAATGATGCCGTATTTTATGGCGAAGCGTCTGCGCCAGCTTACAGATAGCATCGGTGATTTCTAAAGGAGGAGAGAGTAATGCCGACTAAGAGCCTCGCTCAGATTGTGAGTGAGATTGAGAAACAAAAGACTAAGGCCGGGCAGGTCAAGGCCATTCTTGAAAATGATAGCGAGGCTCTGCGTATGGTGTTTGAGTTCACGCATGATCCATTCCTGCAATGGCTTGTGCCTGACACCGATCCTCCGTATAAGCCTCTCAATGATAGCCTTGATCAGGAAGGACGCTTCTACAAGGAAATCAAGAAGCTTGTGTATTTTACCAATACACCTGATGGTCTAGCAACAAATCGTATGAAGCGCGAGCAGCTTTTTGTTCAGCTTCTGGAGACTATCGACCCCGCCGATGCAAAGCTACTATTGCGTATGCGCCGCAAGGAGATTAAGATTATGGTTGGTGCTATCAAGGAAGCATACCCGAAGATGACGGGGCACTGGAAGTGAATTATAGTGATGTTGCTATCATTGTCGGCAATGGTACGTCGCGCAAGGTCATGGACCTTGCCGCGATGGTTCGCACTATGGGTGATAAGCGCCCGCGTATCTACGGCTGCAATGCGCTTTACCGTGAATACGAATCGGCTGGATATATCGTACCTGACTATCTTGTGGCCATCGATGATGGTATCATCACGGAGATTGAGTCCAGCAGCTTCCCAGCAAAGCGTGTGATTGTACCACCTGAGCATGAGCGATGGGAGCCACAAGAGCTTCACATGACATCTGGTAGGCCGCGCGGCAATGCTGGTATGGCTGCTATGCTTGCGGCAATTCGTAACGGCGCAAAGACTCTGCTTTGCATTGGGTTTGATTCGTTCCTGCAGGATGCGAAGCAGTCTGTCAGCAATCTGTATGATGGCACAGCAAACTATGGTCCAGAGACGCGCGCAAACGTAGCCGACAACTTTGGTCGAGTGCGATACATGGCTTGGATTGCTAGAACGAATCCGGACATCGACTTTGTGTTTGTTTATCCAGAGGGTATGAGTGCAGTGCCGATGGGTGAGACTAATATATTTCAATCAACATTTAATAATCTGATGGAGAGCGGTGCATAATGCGTGTTCATGTTAGAGGTCGAATGGGTGTTCAGCTTCTGCAGGCATTCGTTGGTATCGGTCGTCTAGGTGAAGATGAGCGCCCTGTTGTCGTTGTCAATAGCGGTGGTGACATTCCTGGTGCAAAGACATCTCAGCTTCATTGGGTAGCTGACCCTCAGTGTGAGGTGCGCGAAGATCACGAAGGTATGCGAAAGACTCCATACTGGCATGGCGGCGCAGCAGCTACAGCATTTCGTGGGCGTGAGAATACGTTGCGCTGGCTTCCGCTGCTTGAACACGCAGAGAACAAGCCAAACAATCTGATCATTGTGCATATGCGCGGTGGTGACAAGCCTGTGGCCACAATCGAAACATACAAGCGATTTGTAGCTCATGTGCGCGAGCAGCATCCTAATGGTAGCATCGCGCTAATGAGTGATGATGTTGCGATGCTTGATGAGATTGACTCGAATAGGACTATACATCTTGTGGGTGAGCCTGATGAGGATTGGTTTGCCATTCTGAATGCAAAGCACGTGTACTGCGCAACGTCATCCTTTGTGACAAGCACTCTGCTTTATAATCCGCAGAAGAAGGTGACAGTCATGCCGCGCGCATGGTGCGATGGTACATATGGTGCTATCGATGACGATTATCGTTTTCTAGAGGAGGCACAAATGTTCTGTCCTAACCTGGAGATCATGTCATGAGAATCGGACATTTCGATTCTTGGAATGAGCGCGACAATATCATGTCGGTTGGTGCCTTTGAAAGGCGAACCAAGGTTGTCGATCTAGCGCATACTGTTGCAATCCCGAATGAGCCGAATGATATGTGGCGCTTCGCACGCGATGCGCTTATGGAGTTTGGTTGCACCCAGCATCAGGCTGCGCAGCTTATGAGCAATACGAAGGACATTCGTCAGCTTCAAGGATGCGAAGACCTAGACCCTGATGTGCATGTGCTGCGCGCATTTCTTGGGCGATGCGCGCATCGTGGGCGTCTGCATCTGCATGGTGACCCTGCATATCGACCAGCAGTTGAGGAATGCATCAAGACTGGAATTGTATGTCTCGGACCAGATGAGATTGGTTTGACACAGACACAGATCGATGCGCTAGAGCGAGAGCTTGCATCGCCGCGTGGTGGTCTGTCAAAGAATCATGCCAATCTGATTAGCGCGAACCAGAATGAGTTTCGCGTGAGCGCAGACCTTCTGGCCATGCTGCTGCCTATGCTCTCACAGATCACAGGGTATAGCGCGGATACAGTTGCAGATGAATTGAGCCGCACAGCTTTCTCGCAGCGCGTCGTCAATGGTCCAGAGGACAATGACGTACAGAAGGTGATGCATCAGGACACTTGGCATGATGCGTGGAAGCTTTGGTATTTCCCTCGCGCTGTGCGTCTCGGTGAAGGTCCATTCCGCTTTGCAAGCAATAGCCATGGGCTGACGGCTGCACGCTTGCGCCTGACGCGAGAATTTGCGACACAAGGCAAGACATGGGAGCCGTGGCGCTCTTACGGTCACGATGAAGGCTCTTGGCGCGCGAGCGATGCTGAGCTAGCCACAATGGGTTGTGAGGCTACTGATATCGCATGTGCGCCTGGTACTCTGGTGATTGCAAATGTCTATGGGTTTCATGCTCGCGGTGAAGCTATCGAGACGCGCGAGCGTATCGCATTGCACGCTAGCATTCGGTTGAACCCTTGGGCTTAATTGTTGACACCAGAACACTAACTGGTGACATACTTTCTGATGTGATGGTGAGAGGCAACGGCTACTGCCTTCTCACCAATCATGGTATAGATCAGCACATCATTGATGATGCATTCTCGGCTAGTCGTAGCTTTCATGCTTTGCCTCTTGAAAGTAAAATGAATGTAGCACATCGCGGTGACTACAGAGGCTATCAGCCTGTTGATGCTCATATCAGTCATCAAATTGGTAGAGTTGACGATGAGGTGCTTCTACCAAATCGAAATGAATCTATCTTCTTCAAACGTGAGAACAATGTCTGGCCAAATCTCTCCGATTTTAAAGAGCGAGTAGAATGTATTGCAGCTGCACTGGAGAATTTGACGCAACGTCTAATCCCTGCATATGCTGACATGCTTGGTATGAAGCGTAATGATTTGCAACAAATGTTTCCGCATCCTCTCTATTACACTCTGAGACTAACAAGATACCCAGCAATGCAACATGAGCCTGGACGCTATGGGCTAGCTGGGCACAGGGATACTTCATTTCTGACATTGCTATGTCAAGACGGCACGCAAGGTTTATCTGTGCGTGATAGATCAGGCGTCTGGCATGATCTACCTGGCGATAAAGATAAGATCGTGTTAGTGTGTGGACTACAGCTACACAAAATGTCTTATGGCGAAGTCGTTGCTGCGCCACACAGAGTAGTTGGTGGCGATGAGCGATATGCAATGCCATTCTTTGTCATGGCTGAAGGTCAATCTAGCCTTTGACATAGAGCCTTCTATCTGATATTATACTCAGGTAGGAGGCTCTATGTCAAACGACGCAAACACCACAATTATTTCTATCTCTAACCCACCAGGCACTGGCTGGGAAGATATCTTCGTGAGCAGCACTAGCTCAATTGGCCCTTACGTTGCAAATCCAATTCAGACATCATCGATGGTGCTCTTGATTGAGACATTCAAGTATGATGCTGCCTCAGCAACGATGTTTGGCTATATTCCTGGTTATCAGCCTTTTGAGGGTCAGCCTGTGTCATACCCAACCAATGTGGAATTGATGCGCGCGGGCGACAATCATGTTCGCTTGATTGGTAATTCTATTGTTCATTCGTCTGTTGATGTTCAATTGGGCGAAGAGTTTGCGATGTATTATGATGGCAAGCAGTCTGTGTACATTCGTCTATACCCGACACAAAAGCTGCGCGACTTCTGGTTTGCAATCTATAGAACCAAGAAGCAATTCTAATGATTACGATTGAGGGTCAAATTGTGGATGACCCAGAACCTCTTACCGTTGCATCAATACCAACAATCGGCACCAGAGATTGTCTGTATGATGCTGTCACGAAATCGATGTATGGATATTATCACATCTTAACGTGTCAGCATCTTGCGATACAGAGCCACGTCACTGGTGCGCGCCTTCTTGTCAAGAAGAGTATGTATATTGATGCCACACTTCATGAGCAAAAGGTGCAAACCTATGTACCTCTCAATCTAGGCAAAGACAACCCGTTCGACAGACTCTTTCTCTTTTGTGACAGAGAGGGTATGTTGCAAGCTTTCGCTCGTTATAATCGATGGGCCAAGGAAGAATGAGCGACGATTATCAAGGCACGATGTTGTGTGATCGCGGGTGCTTTCTGTATGATGAGGACTCGCGCACATTCTATGCCGCGCTTGCTGATCATGAAGGCCCACCAAAGGCAATTGGTATACCTAGCGCATCACCGCAACTGCCACCAAAGTTTTTCTATATCAATGAAGCGGCCGCCTGGGCAACTGATCGTTGGCAGCCACCATCAAATGCGACTGTCTATACCACGGATGAAATAAATCCGTATTATATTCTACTCTATAATGATATGGAAGTTATGCGTCGGCACTGGAAGATTTGTCGTATGCTAGCCGGCAAAGACCGTGGGGCTACCGCTAGTTATAGTATTGTCTGAGGTGTATTGATCACCAAGTCGCCCGATACCTTTACCATTGACAAATACTGTCGCGGAGAATGTGGTCAGCACCGACGTATCTGTTGAACAACCAGAGCGTGGGTGCACGCCAACTTTATCACCTTCGCGCACAACTGCGATGCCATTGACAAATACATTCGGCGAGCCCTCGCCAGTTGTGGTATTCATTGGGCTATTGCAGTTGAAGCCAGTGCCGGTGAGAGAGTAAACTGTATCTGTACCTGCTGCGCGTGCTACTGCTGGCATGACATTCCTCCTGTAATATAGTATGTAGCCTTTGCCATTCACATCAAACTATGATAGGATATAGCATGACAAGAAAAGTTGAACCACTCGTGATTCGCCACATTGCAGATGCAATTGCTGATCTACACAAGGCGCGCGACAAGACGACTTGTGGCTCCGTCGAAGATCATATCACAAATGCAATCGAACAACTTGTGCTGGCCATTGAGTGTTCAATGATCGGAGAGAATGATGATACCTGACAACACGCCGTGGTCCGACGATCTGGTTCGCGCATTGAATGAGCGGCAGAAGGACTATCGATATCACCCATACACTTGCCCAGGCGATCACAAGGCCTGCGCCAATCAGCGCGAGCTAATCGCAACGACAAATGGTTGGGTATGCGCCTGCGGTAAGTATACGCAGAAGTGGGCACACGTGTAATGCGCTACTGGTCGTACAACGAACAGACCGAGTCCGGTGGTGCTGTTGTCACCGTGTCAGAGGATGAGATCCTTGACATGTACTGGGCTTGGTGGTATAATAAGATGTGCGATAAGTTTGGCCCTGAGGTAGTCTACCGCGACTACACCAAGCAGGATTGCATCGATGATTGGGTCGTCGTTCATTGGGCGTGGGAAGTCGTGTAATGACAAATCCAAATTTCTATGCTGATGTCAAAGAGGCGCTATATGATAGCCCATCAAGGACATTCTATCTGTATATTGATACAACAAAGCGCCGCTGGAGTTACCCGAGTGAAATCTATCTAAACAATTCAGAGACACTACGAGTGTGGATATTTGAATTGCAGAAAGATATAATCGTCGGTGAGCATGTATATTCACATAGGCGCCCAGGTGGTGGCACGTATTATCTAAAAGTATATGCTGATAAGGATCAGTGTATGAAAGCGTGGAACGAATGTCGTTCAGGCTAATCTGGCATGACACTCCAGACGATATCATCGCGCAGCATGAACAGACTGTACGCGATGATCTGACGACTTGGGTTGAGGGTGATGGTGTTAAGCCAAGCCAGCTCATCTTTCACCTTGTATTCCTGACAAAGGACTACAATGGCCCAAACGTCATCGTATGGGGTGAGAAAGGTGACGACGAAACACTTCATTGCCAGTATGAAGCCACAATGGAATTGGGAGCGCGAGAATGAATGATATGAAGTTTACCACAGCTGGTCAGATGATGCGTTCAGCAATCTGGGATGAACGATTCCTAGCACTCGCGCAGCACATCGCGCAGTGGAGCAAAGACCCATCCACAAAGGTCGGCGCTGTCATCGTGCGCCCTAACCGCACCATCGCAAGCGTTGGATACAATGGCTTCCCGCGTGGAGTAACAGACGATGATGCACGATTGAATGATCGCCCATACAAGTA